CTTGGGAACGTCATTACCCCGAGTCGTCTTCGGACGTTTCTAGAGGTCTTGAGCATGTATGGCACATGCGAAGATTGATTGACTCTTCGGAGTCTTAACCTCACCCCCTGTACCTATGGAGATTAATTGGTTAAATCTACCCTGCTAGAAGTATAATCAAAACCATTTTTACTAGCATTGTTTAAAGCTGTCTGATCATGAGGTAGTACCTACTTTCAGATGTGGTATCTTCGGGTTAGTCACTTGACCCAGTACGAAAGAAGTGACCACCAAACCAGCCCGCGAGCCACGCGATTTGGTTGTACTTGGTTTATTCTATGATGTGTACCTCCAGTGGAGGCGCGACTATTTATAGTTTCACGTTTAATGAAGTGGTGACACTTCACATAGGAGACACCTTACGATCTAATTTGTGGTGTGCGGGGAGCCGTAGACCTGTGGTGTACGTAGATTTGAAAGAGCTTGCTCTTAGTCTGTGCATCGAAAGCCATCAACGGGTGTAGTAGAACACAGGTCGATTTGTTAACAAGAAACCCCTAATCTGGGGCTTTCTGTTCGCACGGCTCTGGTATTCATAGAAACCAGAGATGTGCGATTGTGAAGCCTACAGTAGTGCCAATAAGGCACAAAATAAGATGGAGTCCGAGAAAATTTTTGGACAACACTGGCCGTTACTCCATGGTGGAGTTAGTTTCTGTTGGGATCAGACCCAAAGATTGTGTCAGTGCGTCGGAGGATGGACTGTTGTAGATCGGTGTAGTTGCGGACGTTTATTTCATAGGCGGAAGGAAGATGATGAATATAAGGGTTTTTGTGGGAGGCACAAACACCTAAAGCCTCAGTGTGGAGAATTAGCTCCAGTGTGGCTTCTTTATTTTTGGTTGATATTCATCTCGGTGATAATATTAAGATTGTCACCTGCTGCGAGTGTTATATGGGATTTGGTGTATATGTTGTTATTTGCATGTTTATTCGTTGTTAGTGTATATTTGTATTTGTATATATGTGTAATAATCTGGAAAACCTTTCCAGAAACGGCGGAATGTATTTGAAGAACAACTAGGAGTACGACTACCGTCTTTTGTAACGCCAGACTTTGTTGCGCGCGAAACGACTTTGTTGCTTGCCTTAAAAACAAGTATAACGTCGAGTAGTGATAAGGCTGGAGTGATAGCTGCAATTGTTTCTTATGCTCAAGCACATAGTCAACGGTCTCTCTTAGGTCATCTTATGTCATTTATGACACTAGAAGGAGATAGAGATTGGCAAGAGATTATAGGCGGACATATAAATACGATGTTTGAGCAAGACGGTATTGACGAAGATAAATGGTTGAAGGATCTCAAGGAAGCTTTAACAAATTGGCAACAATATAGAGAAAATAAAGATATTAAAAATGTTTTAAAATTACTAAATTATGTTGTGTCAATAGGAATGTGTGAAGCTTCTAATTTAACTTTCAAAATGGGTAAACTCACACTGTTTGAACCAGTTGTATATAAGAACCAGATTAATTGCATTGATTTAATGGATCTTGTGTGCACAACAGCTATTGGATTTATTGAAGGTGGTTGGCGTGTTTATAAAACAGGAGAAGTTTCTGCTTTCTTTGCCAATGATGTTGATATGCAAACTTTTGAGCAGAAATATAACCGTGTTCGAGATATCCATGGTTATTCACTAACCGGGAATCTTAAGGAGTATGCCCAAATAACAGAAGGTGATTATGAGATTCTTTTAGATGAGATTATAGCTTTAGGAGATAAACTTGCCAAGAAAGTGTCCCGTACCATGACTATTGAAAAGAAATTTATAATGGACAGACTAGATAGATTGCGTGATTGGCGGAATGAATTTATTCAGGTTCGCACACGTGGTGGACTTAGAAAGTCTCCCTTCGCAATTTCTTTATACGGTGATACTGGTGTAGGAAAGAGTACTTTAAACAAGTTAACTTATGAAGCAATCGGACGTTATAATAATATTGATGTATCTGACGAACGAGTTGCTACATGGGCTGATAATGACAAGTACGCTTCCAATATTCGATCTTCAACAAATGTAATTATATTTGATGATCATGGTAATACATCTCCAAAGTTTATGGATTTCTCCCCAGTATATCGCCTAATTCAAACTATTAATAATGCAATGTTTCTTGCTCCAATGGCTGAAGCTTTTCTTAAAGGGAAAGTCGCTTTGCATCCGTGGATAGTGATGGTCACTACCAATGTAGAGCACCTTTTGGCAGAGCAGTATTCAGAAAAACCTGAGTCTGTTCTGCGCCGTCTTTTCCATGTCAAAGTTCATGTACATTCAGATTTTATGACAGATGGAAGGTTGGATTCAGAAAAGGTTAAAGAAAAGTTTGGAATGAAAAGGGACGCTGATATTTGGTTAATAAGTGTGAGAAGTGTGTAATAGGAATGCCAAAAACACCTAACTCCAATAAAAATCAATATGAGTTGCAACCAATAACGTTTGAAGGTAAGAAAATGGAATTTGTCGATGTACACACGTATTTGCGTTGGGCACAGGTGGCTTCCAAGGATCACTTTGATTATCAGGCAGAATTAGTTGAAATGAATACTGTAAAGGATGAGCGAAGTGAATGTTGTAAGTCATGTGCATTTGCCTTTTGTAGTTGCGGAACTTTTATGCCTGAACAAAGTTCACGCCTTCCTAGTTTTGTTGATCCTAACGTACATCCTGATGATGATTCTGTAGTTGGAGAACTTAATGACCTTTGTCACGGGCTGAAAACTATGTTATGAGTCGATGAATACTTTGAAGAGCAATCATCCCCATTATTCAGAAGTATTCTTAGGAATATCTTCTGGTATTGTTTTGGGTATGTTCTTGGTATTGTAATTAATGTTATTATCCGTATACTACAAGTGCCTAGCGAATCTAGAATTCCCATGTTGAGATTTTACGCAGCTTGGATTAACAATTACTTCAAAGCTTGGAGCGATAGATTACGACGAGCTTCAATGTGGAATTTATACAGATTTGCACGATGGCAACAGCAACAGCGGTGGAATATTAGAGCATTTTTCTGGCGATTAAGAGAAACCAGAACTGAGGATCTTATACATTTGGATAACTGGTATAATGATTCAATATTTGATTGGATTGCCTGGGTTCCAGAGTCTTTTATCACGTCCCCATGGGTGACGTATGCTGTACTCTATGCGCGTAGGTATGAAATATTGAATCGTCAATGGAAAGTTTGGCTTTTGTATGTTGACGTTATTTTTGTATGTGCTTGGTGGATTAGTAAAGGATGGTATATCTCGAGTTTAATTATATTTTATGTTACACTTTTGAGTATGGCCGTTATCCTATATTATGAGAAACAAGCAGTGAAACAGGAATTGCTACAACGGAACAATGCCTTGCCAGCATACGTTAGGATCTTCAAAGAACATTCAGGGAAATTGCTATTAGGAACTGGATTGTTTGGTTTGTATTATATCATTCGCTGGATATATGGAATGAAAGCGACTTTTGCCCCTCAGGGTAATTTGAGTCCGAGTTCTATGGCAGATGTAGCAGCACGAGATGCTGAACCAAACGTTTGGGCTGAAAATTTTATCTCTCCGTTACCAATGAGTATTGCTTCAAAAACCACGACATCACATGATTTAGCAAATCTGTGTTGTGAAAATTTAGTGTATGTGGAAAGTAAGAAGCATTTTGTACTTGGATTTTTCATTGAAAGTAATTTCATGATTTTACCAGCGCACTTTGTCAAGAGACACTGGGACGATGGTGAAACCGACTTCGACGTTCGATGTTGGAGACGAAATCCTAGAGTAACAGGAGGAAATTTTCGGGACAAGATAGCAAAAGACTACACATACTTAGTTCCAGGAACGGACTTTGCTATATGCTGGACTCCTAGTGCAGGAAGCATGGTAGACTTGAAAAAGTTTTTGCCATATGGACCAGTATCTGATTCTGAAGCTACATTTATCCTTAAGGAGAAGAGTAGTGAAGTAGAATTTGCAAAGACGTTTTACAAACATGATAAAACTGGTATTGATCATTATTCGATGAAAAATATACCAGGAGGAACGTATAAATTACCTTTTAATACAAAAGATGGCATGTGTATGTCACCCCTGGTTTCCAGAGTGAGAGGGACAACCATCCTTGGTTTTCATTTGTGTGG